TTGGTTCCTTTTATTAGGGTTACTACGTAGGGAAGCATGATTCCCGTAGGCTCGTCCTCGTCGTCCTTGTCCTCGTACCCTTCCAAATCCAAGTCCACATGGCACTCGTACAGGGTGTACCGGTCGTCGTTCAAATCGTTAAACCCGGTTTCCTTGTCCTTGGCTTTTTGAATGTCCGTGCGATCTTTGGGCGCGTCGGGCAACTCGATGTCCAGATAAAACCCAGCCTGCTGGAGCTTGATGATTTCGTTCTTGGTCTTGCGCATGACATGCGTGATGCGGTGGCAAGTATCCAAGTCGGTCGTACCGTAGGGCAGGAGGATGTCCTCGGCTGGAATAAACATCGACACCTGACGGCCAAGGCTTGGGTCGTAGTACACTTTTTTGAACGCCGAACCAGTGGCCGGAAGGCTCCACAGCATGCGCTCATGCTCGGGCCGGAACTCCGCCATCGTTTCAGTTAATTCAAAGTTCATGTCCTCCTGCACCCGAGCAGCGGCTTCTTTTACCTGTGGAGTGTCCAGTCCGATGATCTTGGTTTTGACCGGCCCAGCGGCAGGAAACGTTTCAGTAATCGTTTCACTTTGGAACCTTACAACGGCCTCGGTAATCATCGGATGGAACACACCGCAAGCACCTTGCCACGGCTCCGTGCGCTCCTCAATCTGAAGGCCCAGCAATTTAAGCCCGTCCACGTAGGCTTTCTCCCACTCCTTGCGTGAGGACTTGTCGTTGCCGATGTCCGAGTCCAAATCCCCCGCCATGCTCTGCATGTCGCCCTCGTTCATATACTCGGCCAAGTTGTCGCTAAAGCCTTCCTCGCCTTCGTCTTCACCGGGCTTTAGGCTAATTTCCAAGCCATCCATACCAATGTTGACTTCCTCCGGGTCAATAATCTCAATCTCCAGCGGTGACTCATCTTCTGCAAGCGCGTCAATCCCCATTGGTTGCTGGTATAGGGCTTTGTCTACATTGGTGGCCATGATCTGTCCTTAGTAATAAGCCGCCGCTCTGCGACGGAACAATTTGGGTTCGTCTTTCTCATCCGTGTCCAACGTGATAAACCCGCCTTGGCGAAACCGCATCAGCGCTTGGCTGGTTGTGTCCACGTAATCGTCATTATCACCGTTGGGGAAGGCCGCGACCTCCTCAATAACTTCCCGCGCCCAGCGCGTATCCGGTGCCCACACTCTACCCGAAGCAAACAAATCGGCAATGGCGTTGACCCGCACGATCTTGTCGTTGCCCCGGCTGGGACTGAACTCCTGCACCGGGATGCCCATAACCCGCAGTTCTTGGATCAGCGGTGCCCCAGCGGCTTTTTTCTCCACAATGATGGAGTCGGGCTCCCACTCCTTGTAGTGCTTGAAAGCTATGGCCTTGAGTTCAGGAAATTCCATCCGGTCTTTGAACGCGTCCAGCAGTATGATTTGCGCTTCGTCGCGCTCATTTTCGTTGTAGAACACGCCCCATGTGGTGCAGGCTGAATAGTCGGCCCTGCTCTTGGCTTCAAAGGCCGTGTCCCACGACTGGATGATGTACTCACACTTGGGCGGCTCCTCGGGCTCCCATATGCGCCAGAGCTTGCGGGAAATTATGGCGGCGGCGTTGCTTGTGGGCTGTTGCATGTACTGGGCGTTCCAGTACTGGGGGTCGATGGATGCCTTGGTTGTCTTCAAGGTGGCCAGCGGCCACTGCTCTGGCCAGAGGGATTTCTCGTCCTCGGTGCCATCGTTCAAGATGGCCGGAAGCTCCACAATCTCCCACGGCAGGGAGTCCGGGTTGCGGCTTTGGTAGTCAATCAGCCGCCCGGTCAGGTCAAGCTTGCCCCAGCGCGTCATCACAATAATGATTGCCCCTCCGGGCATCAGGCGCTGCAACGGGCCAGTCTGGAACCAACTCCATGCCGTGTCAAAAGCTAGGCGGCTGTTGGCCTTTACGTCCTGCTCCGAGTGCGGGTCGTCGATCACAAACAAGTCCGCGCCACGACCGGCAAGCGCACCGCCCACACCCGCAGCGTAGTACTGGCCCCCTGCGGCGGTACTCCATTTACCCGCAGCCTTTTGGTCGTCGGCCACCACCGTCTTTGGAAAAATCTCACCGTAGTCTTCGCTGTCGATCAAGTTACGCACCCGGCGACCAAAGTCCTCGGACAGTCCAGCGGTGTGGGTGCCCATGATGATTTTCTTCTCGGGGAACTTGCCAAGGAAGTAGGCCGGGAACAAGTAGCTGCTAAATTCTGACTTACCCATACGCGGGGCGATGTTGATGATGACGCGTAGTTTGCGCCCCTCAATCACGTCTGTGAATATTTTGGCCAGCTTTCTGTGGTGCGGGCCGCTCTTAAACCCCGGATACACCGAGTTGGCAAACCCAATCATGTTGTTCTGCGCGGCCAACAGCCGGGCTCGGCGCTCACGTACCTCCAAGTCCTCAAACAACTCCATCTTCTCGGCCAACGTCATGGTTGGCAGAGCCTTCACAAGTGCGGCAATCTCAGCTTTTGTCAGCGTGGTGATGTTTTCAAGCTGCATCTGGGGCTGGCGTTGGGTTGTCCGTAATGATTCTGGCCGTGGGGATGTCAATATCTATGTCAGTGACCTCAACGGCGTCCACCACCCCCATGAACTTGGCCAACTTGTCCTTGATGCGCTGGTCAAGCTCGTTGTCGGTGAGCGCTTCCTTCTTGATTTCAATCTTTTCGGTGAACAACCCCACCTCGGTGACTTTACCAAGCGCTGTAAGAGCCTTGAGCCGGATACTGGCGTTGGGGTTCTTGGTTTCCTCCACCAACTGGGCCACACAGTAGCCACGCAGTTGCTGCGCTTGGTGAATAAACTCCCAGTCGTAGGCTGTCAGCATGCTTACTAAGTGCTGGACAGCGGCGGGAGCCTTAATGTTGCTCAGGGAGCTTTTTGTCAGTTCGGTTGGCTGGCCGGTAATGATGTTGGTAAATGCCGCACGGGCAAAAGTGGCTTGCGCTTGATCCACTACCTCGTCTTCGTCCACTGCGCCCAGACTTTTGAGCCAGTTGGCCGTCTCCACCTTGGCGTCCACGACCTGATTCACCCCCGCTTTGTTCAGCGGTGTGTAGGGTTCATCGAAAAGCTCGATGTCCGGCTCGTATTCAATTAAATGTTCCAACATGCGTAAGCCCTTGCAGCCTCGTTGGGGGAAGTATATACTCAGTTCCGGTGATTGTGCAATTTTTTGTGCATTTGCTTCTCCCTGAGTGGGCCTGACGGCTCATTTTTAAACCCTTGGTTTGCGCCGAGGGTTTTTTTTATGGGTATTTGTCAATAGTTAGACAAGGGTTTACCCTAATTTTTGTAGTAGTTTTTGGGGGTGACGTTGTTTTTCGGAGACGGGGGGTGTTCTGGGATTTTTAAAATTTTGATTTGCGGGTGCTAAACACTGTTATGTCGGAGCGGCGGCGGTGACGGCCTAATAGGGCTTCCGGGGGTACGGTGGGGTCGCCAAACCCCCGTTTTCGGGGTCAATTTGCCCTCAATCCGGTGCCAACTTGGCTATCAAACCATGCCATCCGGATAATGGATATTGTCAGTGGGGCTTTCCCCTGGCACAACTTAATCCAATTCAAGGAAAACATCATGACTAATAAAGCCCTAGCATTTACCGCACTCAATACCTTTGCCGATTCTCGCACTGCCTTAATCGAGGGCATGCAAGACGCGGGCTATACAACACTGGAAGAGTGCCGCCCTATCGTTATCGAGTGGGCTTGCGAGAAAACCGGCGCGGCATTCAATGTCAGTGCCAAAGGTAAGGTAATGCTCGATAGCACACACGCCAAGTATCAGGGCGCGAAAACCACGGTACGCGATATTATGTTGATGTTGCAAGGCACGACGCGCCGCGCTGAAAGCGCACGAAAAGAGGCTGACCCTTTGGCCGTACTTGCTGCGAAGCTCGCCAAGTTAAGCGCCGCGGATAGGCTCACGGTATTGGCTCTCGCGGGCATGTAATGCAGTTTTACCGTGATTGTTTTTTCGTGTGTGCCCCGGATGCGGGGCTACCATG